AAGGATGAGCGTATCCACTATAAAACCGCATTAGTCCAGATTAATGCCCCGCTTGCACTGATCCAATTATCCCTACGGACACAAGCCAATGCCTTCCGATGGGTGCTTGGAATGGGATTCAAAAGGTATGGTGAAGAAGATGAATCTATATGATCTTATAAGGAAAGCACTGGATCAGCACAGCATGGATGGGCTTTTCAATTCTGAAATTGGATGTGGATGCTGCTGTGATGATCTGATGCCATGCTGCAATCCGGATCCGGACTGCATTGGCGGGTGGAAATGGACGGTGGCCGAAGCCAAGGCGGCTGGGATTTCTTTTGAATCCGAATTCGCAGCAGATGATGATTGGGTGATCTGTGGGATAAGGAAGCCTGATGCCAATTCTTCCAGAGAATAAAAAGCGATATCCATCCGATTGGAAATCGATCAGGAATCGGATCCTGGATCGATCAAGAAAAGCGGTGATGATTGATGGCGTATTTACCACAACCCCATGCTGTGAATGGTGCCGAGCAATCAATCATCAGCCACATCCAGTGACCGGGGCCAAGGTGGTACTGACAATTGCCCACCTGAATCATGTGCCTTCTGATTGCCGTGATGAAAACCTGGCAGCATTATGCCAAAAGTGCCATAATAACTATGATGCACCATCCAGGCAGATGAAGAAGGAAGTGAAGCGGCAGGTATGGGAAGCCATGCGGGTGGGCTGCCGGTGGAAGGCCGGGGATGGCTGCCACCTTCGGCCCCGGCCAAAGAAGGAAGAAGATCCACAGAAGAAATGGAAGAAGCAAAAAAAGGGAAAGCTGGGGTGCAGCTTTTCGAAGTGCCCATTGGTATCCCATTACCGATCAGATTACCGGAAGATATGGGATCACAGAAAGGAAGGTGCCGAATGAAAAGAATCACTGCTTTCATCTTGATAGGCCTGGCCGCGGGGATCCTTGTGGCCGGGTGCGGATCCGGCGGATCCGTCACATCCCCAGAAGATGGGGTGCCCGATTCCCTGGCATTCACATGGCCCGATTCGATCCCGATGGCCTGGGATATCCGCCCGTGGATCATATGGTGGCCCTGGGATTCATCTGGGGTGAAGCCATGAAGGTTGAAATCTTTCCGATCAGCCACAAGCCACGGCGATTCACATTTTTCCATATGAACCGGGCACAATCGATTGCCCTTGGCGTCCTATACTTCTGCGATCCGTTCAAATATGCACCATGGGTGGATGATGGTGCCGCCTATGCGAAGCTTCACGATTTCCTTGCCATCCGTATCCGGGCCAAGCCCTGCACAGAAAGATGGCATCAGATCCATCGCCATGGGCTTTTGTATCGGCATGGGGATCGGTGCTTGATGCGGGATGTTAGGTGGATGCCGAGCCTGGGAAAAGGCTATCGAAGAATGACTGAAACCGAATTCGAGATTTATTACGGCATGAAGGAAGGTGGTGCCAGTGAACCTGAATCAGATCAAGAAGAAAGAAGCCATCTGGCGGGAATTCAACGCCATCCGGCAGGCCCGTATCAAAACCAAGATACCGCTTCATGATGCATTCCGAGTCAAGCTGAATGACGCCATTCACCTTTCCAGGCTGACGCTGGCAGAGATTTCCGAAATCACGGGGATTTCACCTTCCCAGATTTACCGGATTTCACACGGCCATACCAGCACAGCGGATGCCAATATCAAGGCGGCATTGGATTCATTCATCCTGGCCACCAAGAAGGTGATCCATGGCTGATCTTCCATATATGCCGCTTTATGTGATGGATCTGTTGACCGATGAAGCCGTGGTATGTATGACCAATGAAGCCTTCGGTGCATACATGCGGCTTCTTGCCCATGAATGGATTGAAGGCAGCTTGCCGAATGATGAAAAGAAGCTGGCCAAGCTTTCGAACAGTGGCAGAAGATGGGGATCAATCCGTGCATCTGTTATGCCACTTTTTTCTGTTATCGATGGTAACAGATTGGGCAACCCGCGGAACCAAGAAGAATTGGATAAATATCACCGATTCAAGAAGATGCAAGCCGAAAAGGCCAGGAAGCGGTGGGGCAATCAAGATGCCGCGGCATCAGATCGGGATATCCAGACGGCATCCCTTTCACTTTCATCTTCATCTTCACCTTCATCACATAAAGTTAAAAGCGGAAATGGGATCGATTGGCATCTTGTGGATCTGATTGGTGAAGTCATTCGGAAGATGGATGGGGATCGATCGATAGGGGATCACAAGGATCGTGGATTTCATGTGAATATCGTGAAGGCAGTGCCACGGCAGATCGTGATGGATTGCCTGGCCAGGATACAGGATTCCAGGCTTCACGCTTTGTGGCCTGACAAGAAGCGGCCGAAGAATTATGCCGCATATTTCGGATGGCTTGTGAAGCTGAAAGCCGATGAAGCTGGAATTGAGATTTCACCCAAGAAGAAAGGGGCGGATCCGGATGGCACTGAAGGTGGATCCATGCAGATCAATGGCTGAATTCAAGCTGAATGCACCACGGTGGAATCCTGATGGGCCGGGGTGGCTGGCTGATGCATCTGTGACTGAAATCAAGGCCATGGCTGGGCATGGCGTGAAGAAGGCCAAGATGATCACCATCCAGATCCCGGAAGTGCCGAGCGATTCTAAAGTCTATGATTTCTTGATCCGGAAGCTGATCGATCAGGAATCCATTCGGATCACCATTATCCCGGAAGAAGATTGATGGGATTCATGGCCCTGATACGGCGAATCATCCTGAATGGATCAAATCATTTTGCAATCTGGATCCTGGATTGCATTGATGAATTGGATCGATTTGATCTGGAAAGAAATATCCGGCGGGCCGCGGATCCTGAAATCCGGGCCGCATGGGAAGCGGTGAAGGAATCCAAGAAGCACATTCCGATCATCGATGATCAGGATGATGAAATGGCATGAATCTGGCATCGGGATTTCCTTTGAAAGAAGGTGATTCAGATGGTGATTCATCCAGAGATAAAGCTTGCAAAGGGATGGATGTGGGGGGGATACTTTTGGCACCTGGATCCGATTGTGATCACGATCCGCTTCCAGGTGGAAGGCACAGATGAATCGATTTATGAAGAATTGGTGCCCGATGGGATACAGAAGGCCATGGCCCGGATTTCTGATATCCTCACATCACTGAAAGGAAGGTGGCCCCATGCACATATCGAAGCCAAGGAAGCTTATTGGGATCTATTCGGAAGCCGTTGGATGGATCCTGCTTCTTTTCCCGCTACTTGTGGAAGCGGATCATTACCTGATTGATCTGGCAATCCCGATCATCGGCCTGATCGTGGTACTGACGGCGCGGCGGATCCGGGGTGATTCATAATGCTTGAATCCATTGTGGTGTGGTGTGCAGAATGCGGTGAGAAGATCATCCATGGAAAGATATGGCGGCATGAAGCGGGCACCACCCGCTTCGCTTGGTGCCCAGAATGCGGGCACCTGAATCTGCCGCCAAGATTCATCACATATGACTGGAAGAAGCAGGCTGAAATGGCAGAAAGAAGGCGAAAGGCCAGGAATTCCCAGAGAATGGGCAAGCTGCTGTGAGAAGGCAACCGCGGGCTTTCAACCGAAAGGAAGGTGATGCCCATGAAGATCTATCTGATCGATCTTCTGTGGTGGCTTCGAAGGTAGGCCATAGAAGATCGGTAGGGTATGATTGCTTGACTGAAGAAGGGGCCGGGGCTTTCAGCCCCGGCCCGATGAAAGGGGAAAGATGAAGGGCTTGAATCCGATTATGCTGGCGATCGTTGTATGTGGATCCCTGACGCTGCTTTCCATGTTTCCATCATGCGATAAGAATGGCCCCGGCCATAAATTGGTGGCGGAACCGCTCCCGCACGATCGGCTGACCACCGAATCCGGGGCCATTCTTGATCAGGTATCACCTGATGTGCTTGGGATGGAAATCGAGACAAGGGCGGATCTTTCAGGATTCACCATCGATATCAGGCTGGCCGAAGATTGCCACTGTGACGGTGATGTTTTCATCTGGGTGAATCGGCCATCGGGCCGTTGGTATGATTGCATCCTGGGTGATGAATTGCCTGCCATCGCCGTATCAGATCCGGATCCATTTTTGTATCAAGCCTTCATTCCAAGATCCGCTTTTGGTGATTCGATTTCATGGGCCTGGGTGATCTTCGATCATGCCCACCCAGATTCCCCTTGTGCATCGGCCGCTGATGGATATGTGGGGATGTGCGAAATCATGTGGATCCCGGATCCTGACGGATCGAAGGATGATTTCCGTGAAGAATAACACGCTGGCTTGGTTTCAAGCGGTCGTATCTGGCCTTTCGGGAATTGAAAGGATGGGCGAATACATTCCAAAAGGGAAGCCGAAAAGGAAGAAGAAAAGGCCAAGATCCAAAATGGCAAAGGAATCGAGAAAAGCAAACCGAAGGAAGAAGTGATCTGAATGAGCGATTTCACAGATGAATATCGGGGATCCGATCTGGCCAACGCTGCACCCTCAAAATCCCCCCTGGGCCACGGATCCCCATCCCATTCCCGGAATGGAAAGCCAGAAAAGAAAAGGCTTTTCCTTCCAGATCATCTGATTGAATCATGGCGGCTTCCGCGGGTGCATCAAGATCAGTGGTTCAAATTCTACGTTAGCCTTTTCCTGAAGAAGAATGGCTTCAAGGATGGTGACACCGTAGGAAGATACAGATCGGAATTGCCACCGGGATGGATCCTGATTGAAATGGATCCGATACCGGATAAACCGAAAAGGAAGGTGGATTTCAATGGGATACTTGAAAAATGCAAGGCCTTGCCCTTTCTGCGGCAGCGAAAAGTTAGGATATAAGCGATCCCCGGGCGGATCAGTTAGGGTGCAGTGCTTTAGGTGCCTGGCCGTGGGGCCGATGTTACAGGGATACCCAAAAGGAAAGGGGAATGCTGCTTGGATCTACACTTACACATCTGCCCGTGATGCTAAGGCCGAATGGAATGTGCTGCTGGGTGAATACCGCATGCTGCTGGCGATGGAATTGGTGCAGCACCAAAATCGGGCCGCGGTGGCTGCTGAGCAGCCCAGGCCTGGGCTGCTCAAAAGGATCTGGGAATTCATATCTTGGTGATCTGATGATGATCAAAAGATACAGAAAGAAAGGGGCTGAAGATCATGCCTGACGGGATTCTGCTTGAAGCAAAAGGCCTTGTGATCGGCCAGAAGGAAATTCTGAATCCAGAGAATCCGGCCGTTGAATTGGCCATAGCATTTTATCTGAATGATATCGCCCGAATCGATCGGGTGCGGCTTGAAGAAATGATCAGGCTTTCCAATCCGATATCCATCTTCTTCGCGGAAAGGGAAGCCCTGGCTGCCGCGGCACTGTCAAAGGTGCTGGCCTGGATCCAATCCAGGCGGGATTTCCAGCAGGCATCGAAGGATGCCGCCATAGCCGCCGGGAAAGATCAGCTTGCCTGGCTTTGTGATGATCGGATCAGCCAGCTTAATTCCATCCTGGCCACCATCCAGGAATGGATTGATGGCCTTGGGGATCCTGCATGAAGATCGAAGCGGGGATCAGTGCCCTTCTTACACCGCTTGAGCAGCGAATTGCCTGCCAGTGGGCAGCGGAAAGCCAGATTGCATGGGGATGGGATCCTTCCCCACATACCGTTGACAAGTCAACGGAAGATTGGCAGAAGAAGGTAAATGGCTTCGGGGCTGAATTGGCCTTCTGCCGATTGCTTGGCATGTACCCTGATTTCACTGCTTCAAGGCGATCGGGCGGATGTGACTATTACCTGGGGATTGGCACCCGGATCGAAATCAGAAGCACCCCGGGCCGCTTCTTGGTGGCCCGCAAGGGAAAGGATACCCAGGATCCACCGGATTTCTTCATCCTGATGGGCGGCCGGATGCCATCTTTCACCTTCCTTGGATGTGCAACCCCGGCCGCCCTGATCAGCCCAGAGAATTGGGGTGATCACTTCAGGAAAGGCACGGCCAGTGCCATGTGCTATGCCATGCGGAATGATAGGCTATGCCAGATCTTCTTCATGGATCGGCACTCCGGGAAGTGGTGTGCCAGATAATGCCTTGACACATCGGCACAGCGGTGCCAGCTTTCGATCGAAATGGCAGGCAAAAAGGGAAGATCCGGTGGCAAGGCATCCCGTGATTGGGATGAATTAAAGCGGCTTTGGTTTGAATCGAAAGATTCCCTGGCCGCTTTCTGTCACCGCCTGAAGATTCCGTACCCATCGGCCAAGAAGTATCTGAAGGCCAAGGAAAAGAAAGAATGGCAGGCCAAGCAGGCCACAGAAGGGGCGGCAGCCAAAGCCGCCCTGATTGATGCCGTGGCCAAGGATGATCCACAGCTTCTTGTCAAAGCCCTTCGGAAGTCACATGCCATCCAGGATCAGATCATGATGATTGCCTTCGAGCAGGCCCAGCGGATGGGACGGCAGCACCCAAGGCAAGGCGGCTTTGCCAGTGCCGGGGATGCATCCCGGGTGGCCCTGGCCGCGGCAGAGCAGCTTCGGGGCACCGCGGCTGAATTGCAGGGCATTCCCGATGAAGAAGCCATGGAAGGGTGGATCATAACCAAGGGCTTCCGGCCATTGTGGTATCAGCGGGATTTCATCTTCGATCTTCCATCCCAAACGGGTGCCCAGGTATTTCTTTTCCATTCAGGAATCGGTGGGGGGAAAACCCGGTGCGGTGCAGAGAAGGCCGGGGATCTTGCCTGGCTGAATCGTGGCACCCCGGGCACGATCTACGCGCCCACATACAAGATCCTGGAAGATACCACCAAGCCAATGCTTTTCGAAGTGATTCATGAAAAGGGGCTTGGGTATTCATACCACAAATCAGAAAACAAGATGATCCTTTTTGGTGACACTCCAATCATGTTCCGATCACTTGACAAGGAACAGCATCTTCGCGGCCCCACCCTTGGCTGGGGATGGATCGATGAAGGCGGCCAATTGAAGAATGATGCTGCATTCAAGATCATCCTTGGCCGTATCCGCCACCCAGGTGCCACCGAAAGGGCACTGCTCATTACCACCACACCGGATGGCCTAAACTGGCTTTATGATACCGCCACGGCGATGATGGCAAAGGGCTTGTGCCGAATGTATGGCGGGAAAACCAAGGATAATATCTATCTGCCAAAGGGCTTTATCCAGCTTGTGGAAGAATCATATGATGATCGATATGCCAAGCAGGAATTGGCTGGGGAATTCTTGAACGTATTCACGGGGCAGGCCTATTGGGCATTCAACCGGGCGGATCATGTGATACCATCCGGAAAAGCACCATATTACAAAGGCCTGCCCTTATTCCTTTGCACGGATTTTAATGTGTCACCGATGTGCTGGGGGATCTGCCAGGAAATCCAAGGCGTGATTTATGTGATCGATGAATTGCATGTGAATGCCGCTTCCACCGAATTGGCTGCCAGGGAATTTGTTGCCAGGTGGGGGAAGCACAAGGCCGGGGTGGAAGTCTATGGCGATGCATCTGGATGGTACAAGGCCACAAGTGCCACATCCACCGATTATGAAATCATCAAGCAGGAATTGGGGAAGATGGTGAATGTGAGGATCCACAGCGGCAGATCGAACCCAGAAGTGAAAAGCAGGGTGGCGGCCGTAAATGGGCGGCTTCGGGATCTGAAAGGGCACCGGAAGCTTTTCATCAGTGATCAGTGCAAGGAAACCGTGAAAGATTTTGAAAGGGTGGGCTTCAAGGAAGGCACCCAGGAATTGGATAAAAGGGATCCGGAAAGGACGCATCACACGGACGCCATCGGATACTTCATTGAGCAGAAATACCCAATCAGGAAGGCATGGGGCCGGTATGCTTCTTAGAAAGGAATGGAATCATGGGGCTTTTTGAGACAATCAGAAATGTGTTTTCACTATCGGGCACCGGCGGTGCCATGGCTGGGCGGGCGGTGCAGATGGCCTGGCTTAAAAAGCTAGTCCAGGATGAAAAGGATAAAAGGGACAATGCCCAGCGGCTTCTTGATTGGTATAACAAAGCCACGGATGAAATCAAGGATTACATTCGAACGGCCGCCAAGCGTACCTTCGATCCTGAAGAAGTGGACAATGAATGGCAAGTGGTGATCGTGAATGGTGTGAAGCGGATGATCAATAGGGTATCGATGGCCTATGCCGATCCGCCCGATCGGGTGCTGATCGATGCGAACGGCGATCCGATCGATGATCCCAAGATCCTTCAGATATATTCGGATATGTTCAAGGGGATGGATATCAACAAGAAGATGCGGGAATGCGATCGGATGGCCAGCCTTTTCAATACCCTGCATCTTGAGATTGTGCCGCGGGCCGGGGCCATCGATTGGGATCTGAAGCTGCGGCCGATTTCCTTTGTAGTGCCGGATCCGCAGAATATCTTCAAGCCGCTTCGATTCGCCTATGAAATGAATCTTCTGGATCCGGATACCCTGGCCACCCGGGATGGATATGTGCTTTGGACGCCAGAAAAGCATGTATGGGTATCCGAAGGCATGAAGGAATACGGGATCAGCCTGGAAGATGGATCCAATCCGTATTCCCCGGTGATGCCGATCGTGGTGATCCGCAAGGAAGAAAAGGATGATTATTGGGGCGATCCGCTTGGCCAGGATGTGGTGGATGCCTTTGAGCAGATGAGCCTTCAGGTGTCAAATATGTGGGAAAATCTTTTCATGCAAACGCATGGCCAGCCCTTTGGAATCAATCTGGGGCTGCCCGAAGGCACCAAGCTTCGAACCGGCCCGAAGAAGCCCATCATGGTGGATGGCGTATCCAAGGATAAGATCCCGCCAAGCCTTTCCTTCCCCAAGCCAGATCCGGATATCACCAAGGTATATGAAGCATGCGATTGGTTTCTCAATATCACATCCGGTGCCCGCGGGCTTCCACCTGGGGCTTGGAGCAGTGAAGAAAAGGA